AGCATTTTTTACCTCGCCCCAAGCCCATGCCCAACTCAAGTAAGTCAGGCCATTCTTTTCCTCGGTATGATCCGAAACATCAACCTTGGATAAGGTCTCCCAAACACTGCTCATACTATATCTCCTTTGAACTGTGAGCAAAAATTAGCGACACCGCAGTAGTCGCCATTACAGCGTACAAGTTCCCCTGCACGATGTTCTAGTTCGACAGGGACTGTTTGCCCTGTCATAAATTTTTCAGCATCTTCTTCATTGTCAAAAACACGCATGGCTCTCTTCAAACCTTTTTTCTTTACAGCCCATGCCTCACCACGTTTCCAGCGTTCTTCATCAGAGCATAGTGGAAAGTCCTTAGACAGGTCATAGCCAACCTGTGCATTCTGATGCATGGCGATCCGTTCTTTTATGTATTCAATCCGCTTTGTGTCAGGCCAGATCGGTATGTCGATTAAAACAACTGGTGCTTTTGGATACTCTTCTTTACGCTCTGCCTCACGGCGGTTCCAATCCCTAAGTATGGCACATATCTGTAAAGACTTGACTTTCATTCCCTTATTTTTTTGTGCCAAAAAAGCGTAGCAGTTTAGTTGCTGTTCCCATTCGATCTTCCCATATATTACAGACCACACACTGGTAACTTTGTAGTCTGTTATAGAGATTGTTTTTCCATCGGTTTTCTGATGGTCAACAGCACCAGACAAAACCCATCCATTGACATCGGCATAAAGACGCTCCTCAAGTGTCACGCCCTCATCGTTTTTTGAACTCTCAAGTATGTGATGAACAGCCGTACCAAAAAGAGGCCAGATCATATCTGCCGCATCAGATGTCAACTCAGCAGAGTTTGCCTCACGCAGTAACCTAACGCGAGGGCTATCAATTAGAGTTGTAACAGAGATGTCAGATTTGCCCTTGCTGTATTTATCGTTACGAGCAAAGTTGACGAATGATTCTGGTAGGTTATGATTGTTAGTAATTTGCATTTAAGTCTCCCAACTTCAATTACCTATATGGCATCTATATACAGCATTGTCAATAGGTAAGATGGATATTAAATATGGCTAAAAAAGTACATCAATTTCAAATACTTGGAGAACCAGCCAGTAAGGCCAACAGTAGAAAGATCGTAAGACTCAAAGGAAGGCCGATATCTATAAAATCCGACAAGGCACGAAAATATGTAAAGACATTTTGTGATCAGTGTGAAAAACTTGACGAATTATTCAAGTCGGATGTATGTGTTGAGATGCTAATTTATTATTCATCAAGAAGGCCAGACCTTGATGAGAGTTTAATTTTGGATTGTATGCAGGGGCTTATCTACGAAAATGACAGGCAAGTTAAACAGAAGCACATATACTGGTCGCTTGACAGAGACCGCCCCAGAACTCTCATCAGAGTGTCGCCTTTGGAGACAGGTGGTATCCCAAGCTATTTCGGATGCCTACCTTGAGGATCTGAAACAAAAGGATTTGGTGTCGGAATGGATTAACTCGCCAGACTTCGATACTGTTTGCGATCTTGCCTCACTCGACACACCTAGAATGAAAAAAAACTTTATAGAAATTTTATCAATGAAACCAGCGTTGGCAAAAATGAAAGGTAGAATGATTAAACATTTATTAGAAAGAGAATAAGTTATATATAACTAATTTATTATAACCATATATATTATAATATATATATTATAAACACTATTCACGAACTAAATCATTCTTCCCGGACTCCGGGGTTGACAACATTTTCTCCTGAGAATATCGTGTTTGCTGTTCTATGGAGGAACATATGAAAATCGAAAATACTTTAATTGGCACAGCCCATAAACTTGGTGCTGGTCAACACAGGGTTCAGTGTCCGTTTTGTTCTTCGACAAGAAGAAAAAAGGGCATGAAAGACCTTTCACTAAATATTGAAAAGGAGCATATCCTTTACAACTGCCACCACTGTTTGGAGACTGGCAAAATCAAATTGGAACTTCACGAAATCAAAACTAGGAGAAAGCCGATGCAACTAGCGGTCAAGCATGATTACAAGGAACTATCTGATAACTCAATAGCTTGGCTCAACAGTCGCGGAATATCTGAAGACACGGCAAATAAGGCAAAACTAAAAACATCCAAAACTTACATACGCGCAGTGAATGCTGAGACAGAGTGCGTTGTTTTTCCATACACAAATCAAGGTCAACAATACGCAGCAAAAATAAGAAGTTTGTCTGATAAAGGCTTTTCATGTAATGGCAGCCCACAATCATTTTTTAATATTGATAACGTGGCGACAAATGACGATCTGATTATTTGTGAAGGGGAGATGGACGCTTTGTCGTTCATGGAAGCTGGTTACGATAGCGTGGTAAGTGTGCCGAATGGCGCGGTGATGAAGGTGGTGGACGCAGATGTTGACCCAGAAGAGGACAATAAATTTAAGTTTTTGTGGGATGCAAAAAAGAAAATAGACCTAGCCGCGAAAATAATAATTGCGACAGACCACGATAGTGCTGGACAGGCAATGGCAGAAGAGATTGCCAGACGCATCGGTAAGGACAGATGTTGGAAGGTTGAGTTCCCAGAGGATTGTAAGGACGCGAATGATGTCCTTGTGAAACATGGTAAAAAGAAACTTGATGATATCACTGCATTTTGTAAGCCGTGGCCTGTTGCTGGTCTGTATGACGCATCACATTTTTATAAGGATTTGGATGAGATTTATGTCAATGGTATCGGCTCAGGTGCAAAAACAGGATATCCAAATGTGGATGAGTTATACAGCGTTGTAGAAGGACAACTAACTGTGGTCACTGGTCATCCATCGTCAGGCAAGTCAGAGTTTATTGATCAAATTATGATAAATCTTGCTTCGCGGGAGGATTGGAAGTTTGGTATTTGTTCATTTGAGAACGAACCACGAATACACATAGCAAAGCTGATCAGTAAATATCTTGAAAAGCCTTTTTTTGATGGCATGACACCGCGAATGACTAAAAGTGAATTGGAACGGGGTAAAGCGTTTATTCAATCTCACTTCTCTTTTGTCTATCAGGCTGATGGTTCGATGGCTACAGTCGAGGGAATTATTGAAAGGCTGAAGGTTGCGGTGATGCGGAATGGCATCAAGGGCGCGATCATTGACCCATACAACTACATAGCCAAGAGCCGTGACATATCAGAGACAGATTGGATTTCAGATATGCTTACAAAGCTGAGGGTTTTTGCTCAGTCGCATGGAATACATCTCTGGTTTGTAGCGCACCCAACAAAGATGATGCGTGATCAGAACGGCAAGATACCGCCACCAAAAGGCTATGACATATCAGGCTCTGCCGCATGGTTTGCAAAAGCTGATGTGGGGCTAACAGTACATCGACCAGACCCGAACAAAACTGAAAGTCAGGTTCACATATGGAAGTGCCGTTTTTCATGGGTGGGTCAACAGGGTCAGGCAAGTTTGTATTTCAACCCTGTCACATCGACATATACACATGAACTTGATGATCCATTTTCAGATATGCCAGAACCGCAATACGATGCGGCGAAGTATGGGGAGACACCATTTTGACCAGATTAGGAAAACAGTTATTGGAAGAGGCGGCGGTAGTGATTGATGCCAGAGGCGATCATTACGATGCACCGATAAAAAACTTCACTAGGATTGCCAGACTTTGGAGCGTGATCCTCGATACTGAGGTTACGCCGATGCAAGTAGGTCTTTGCATGGATGCTGTTAAAACGGCTAGGCTTTGCGCCACGCCTGAGCATTGGGATAGTCTGGTTGATAAGGCAGGGTATGCGGCGGCTACAGCAGAATGCTTGAGGCCAATAGGAACTGATGATAGTAGTTGATCATCCAAAAAGTTTCATGTAACTTTTTCTCTCCTCCATAGAGACTAGGGGCGGCTCATTAGAACCGCCCCTTTTTTGTGCGTGGGATGCAAACAGAGGGAGATTAGGTGACAGGCTCTGAGTGCTTGCGGCAGTCCCACACCGCCGTTCAACACCCTGTCACCTGTTCATGTTAGTCACAGCTTTCATTACGCTCTACATGGGCGTAATGACAACCATCTTCATTTTCATAAACCCTGCGAACTCTGGTGTCATACCCCAGAGGTGGGTAACTTCTCGCATAATTTTCAATCTCTCTGTCCAATGACCTTTTGTCATTTGCAGTCAAAACAACGCTAATTGTTCTCATCCCATCTCTCCTTTTTCATCATTTTAATTGTTCCGACAATAAATATAAATGTTCCAGAATATAGAACAGCCATACCAGCCAACATATTTTTGCTGGGGTCTTCGATGACCCCGATACCAGCCAGCATTGAAAGCAGTCCAACGATAGATACAAAAGCCCATTTAATCATTATCGTACTCCTCATTTTTTGAAATAGCGCACTCAACAGCTTCCTGAGCCTCAAGAGCCATGATCAGCTTCTGCCTGTTGTCCTTATGATAGGGGTGCATAAGCTGTTCAATTATTGTGTCCAGACCAACCTCAATGGCATTCATTTCGGCTGGTGTTACTTTAAGATCAAGCACAGTCATCTTCATTCTCCTCTTGAACTAAAAAACGCACGACAAAAATACCCTCTGTATCCTTGCCATATTCAGCGTGGATTTTATTCTTAACAACAAAACTAGTCACAAGATCTTCCACCTGTGATCTGGGTAATATTTTATATTCACTCATCGTCACCTTCCCCTTCGAT